CTTCAAGCCATCTTGAATAACGAGATAGATAGATAAAAGATTGGTACTCAGTTGGTAGGTTCATCCACGTTCTCCCCATATTCTAACTCTATACATAGATCTATGTAATGTCTGGCCTTTAACAAATCCTGCACTCCCTCTCCCTTTACACGATGTCTTGTTATGTACTTAATTGCATTACCCTCACACCAGTTAAGACCATTAGCCATTATATATTCCGTAGGTTGTATCTTTAATTTCTTATAATGATCTCCCCCCACCTGATAATCTCTAGTTGACATCCCTTATTCCTCTTCCTTTCCTAACATTCTATAAATCTTATACCTGAACTTCCCCTGTTCCTTGGAATTAATAACTTCACAGGCAAAACTTCTAACATATCCCGGCTCAATCCCAGCATGATCACATATAAATTCAAAGTTATCACAAGTCACCCCCACACTACAGAAAAACCATGCCCTTGCTCTGTCCTTATTTAACTTCTTTGCTCTTGCTCTATCCTTATTTAATTTCTTTACCTTTGCTCTGTCCTTATTTAATTTCTTTAAAGGATTAGTAGCATCCAATAAAGCCTGAAGAATGACAGCCAAATATAATCTACGATCAGGATGTTTCTGATCATATTGAATAATAGGGTCTACAAATATATCTTGATCATCGTCTTTCATTCTTCTTTTTCTTTTTATATTCAGGATCTTGATAACTTTCAACAGGTCGAAACCACTTACCTCCTACATAGGAATTATAAAAGGCAGCTTCATCTGTCCCTTCAAAGGTGGAAGATAAAACATTATACTTCATCTGATAATAACATTCATAATATCTAAGGCTACGTTTGTTCTTGTACTCAGCTATGACCTCAAACTTGAACTTCTTTTTACCAAGCTCATGGATATCTCTCAGGAGATGAGAAGAGGAACTCATGTAAGTTTCCCAATTGGAATCAACATGTTTTGTTTTCACATTTAAAAAATATTGTTTGCATCCTATATATGCCTTACCACTTTTCTTATGGGTAATGATATATACAAATCCAAACTTATCCAGATTGGGAATAAATTTCTTACGGCTTCCTCTTATCTTCCAATGCATTACCAATTCAGAACTTCAGGGACATCAGGAGTTCTATCCACCTTCGTAAGATACCTGTTCCCATGTGCATACTGGAACACACGTAGGCCTTGACCCTGATTGATATCTTCCCAACAAATCTTTTTATGATCACAGTACACACAACCAATAGCAAGCTTACGATTCCCAGACACTCCATCAGGAACATCTTGGTAACATCTAGAGGGTGGAGTATCTTTCTCCATCTCTTCTTTAAGCTTCTTAATCTTATCTCCAGCATTGATCATCTCCATGGAATGCACTGGAGTAAGGCATATCTCCCCAGTTACTTTATTAATTACCAAGAATGCAGCCTCATCTACATTGTTCCCCTCTGCATAGGCAGAGATCTGAGGGATGTATCCAAAAGGATCATCCTCCTCCAGAGAACGGTCCTTGAATTTATCAAATCCTCTAAGAGAAGTACTCTTGCAATCCACTAGCACTCCATCAATCTTACAATCCTGATGCCCCTTGATCCCCTCCACACTAACTTCTTTCTGGGATTCTGTTACTTCATGCCCAGATAAAACAGAAAAAAGAATTAAAAGTTCTTCCAGAATGTGACCATATAAAAATTTAATACGTGTACTTGGTTCAAGAGGAATTTGTTGATCACTATATTGATTATCATACCAGAGTTGTCTGGCTGGTTTTCCTATACCAGATAATCGTAATCCCTTTCTATACACAGGCTTTTCCTGTAGGAAATCTTTAACATGTTGAGAAGCATGCTGTGCAAATATACTGACTTGTCTATCGATTTTATCCTGATCCAGATCATTATCTTCTGGACCAATAAGATTATATATATCTTCTATTAATGTATCTATTTTTTTCATAAAGAATGGGGATGGCACTACACCACCCCCTACTCCTTTCTTTAAGATGCAAATGAAATCTCTTCTTCAGTGGAGAAACCCTCAGAGACTACTTCAAAATCTTCATCCTCGTCTTCAGGATCAGTCTCATAACGAACAAGTTCAATAACCTGAACTCCCATTAAGTCAGCACCTTGCCCCTTACCATATTTATTATCATAGGTGTAGGGACGATACTTTACATTAACCACAGATCCATTACCAACGAGATCTGACATGGTACGTTTCTGTGCATCCACAAGAGTAGGAGCACGATTCACACCACCCTTGACCCGACGAACATCACGTTTAATGGTAACAAAATTACCACGATCATCATCCTTGTTCTTGATGGTTAAACCATCTTCCTTGACAGTGGCTAGACTTTTTTCGTTCATATCACAAACGTCAATTTTCCATGTCCCGTCACTATCAAAGGTTGTATTGGGAGCAACCACAGAGGCCCAATAAGCCTTCCCAGAAATAAAACTAGCTTTCATATTTTTCTCCTTAGTTAATTTAAAATGTATTATCTCATCTTTGAGATGGAATGTCAAGTACTTTTTTCAATGTGTCTTAGCCCATGTCTCTCCTTCCTTCCACGTACTGTCCAAGGGACATTTAAAATTCAGTTCTTTCTCCGTATCTTTAATAGCTTTCTTAGTTATCTCCCCAAACTCCTGCACATCTTTCTTAGCTACCTCAAACTGGTACTCATCATGAATGGAAGCTACCAGCTTCACATCAAGACCCGATCTCTGGACCAGTTGTGTCATCTTAACCACCCAATCCTTACACACCACAGCCCCTGCCCCCTGTATGAGGGTATTGAGAGCACTGTGAGGGCTTCTGATATGGAGTTTCCTACCATCCACCCCTTGGATTACACCCTTCTCTGCCTCCTCTGAGATGCTATTACGGACCTTTTTCAAGGCTGGCATATTCTTTAGAAATCTATTGATGAGAATTTGTGCCTGTACTTTCCCCACTCCTACTATTTTACCTATCTTAGAGGCCTGTGCTCCATAGAGCCAAGCATAAATAAAAGTCTTGGCCTGATCTCTATCTGTTATCCCAGCCATCTTCATATTTCTTGTGTGAATATCTCCATGCAGAAGTTCATGGGTAAACTCTTCATCCCCCATAAAATGAGCCAAACATCTGAGTTCCAGACCAGAGGCATCTGTTCCCACCAGAGAATGTGTCTGAGGATTCCCCACTGTCCAGCAATCTCTGCACTCTTCCCCAAAGGGAGATCTCACAGCCGGGACGTTTGCCATGTTGGGAGACATGTGTGCCATACGTCCAGTGATAGTTTTCAGAGTGAGAACTCTACCATGTACTCTCCCTGTTGTGTCATCATAGGCATTAATCCACCCTTGTATCTGAGCTATTCTCTTTTGCAGGAGGAAAAACCGTGAGAATTTCTTGGCCTCTCCCATGTCAATTTTATTGAGGATCTCTTCATTGATCATAGGTTGATCGGATTTAGGTGTGAATTGTTTTGGCACCCACCCCCTCTTTTTAAGACGTTCTGCAATCTGTTGTCTACTTGATATGTTGAATAGGATCTTCTTGGTCTTTGTTTTTAACTCAATCTCAGTAGGAGGGAACTCTTGTAAGGACCATTCCGTTAGTGCCTGTGCCTCATCTGCTAGTCTCCCCAGAAGTCCTGTAGTTTTTTCCATATTCAGGGCAAATCCATTCTTCTCCTGTCGATCCAGAAGAAGTCTGATCTTATGTTCCAGAGCAATGGAGTAGGGGGAAAATCCTTTTCCTTCCCCCTGTAGATGTTGATATACTTTCTCCGTTAGTTCCACATCATTCTTACAATACTCAAACATATCCTCTGTGTAAGTTGTAAAGTCCTCACATTCCATCTTGGGAAATCCTAGTCTATCTCCCCATGCAGAAAGACCATGCCCTTTATCTCTTATGGGATTGAACAACTGAGATAATATCAGAGTGTCCACCACCTGATCTAATTTAATATTAGTATTGAGTAACCTGTTAAGAATAGGAGCATCAAAAGAAACACCATTATGCATGATAAACTTATCTACTTTCATGGACCAATCTTTAAACTCATCTAGATTTGTTTGATTCCATACATGTATATGTGATGTAGATAGATCCTTTGCCACGATACAATGAATCTTCGTGGCCTGTAGGGAATCTGTCTCTATGTCAAGTACTACTTTCATACACCAAAACTTTCTCCACATCCACATTGGGATGTAGCATTCGGGTTGACAATCTTCAGGTAAGAACCAGCAATATTATTGGTAAAATCTATAACGGTATTCATTACCAATAACATAGCTTCAGGTGGGATACATAAATATCCATTGTTTAATTCATATCTATCTTCAAATTTATCTGAAATGTCATCTTGCAGAATTGACCATTCGTAAGTGAACCCAGCACACCCACCACCCTTAATACCAAGCATAACACCTTTAGCATTATGTTCCTTTACAATATTAGATAGATGCTCATTAGCATCATCAGTGATAGTTACGAATGACATATTATATTATCCTATACAGATAAAAACCGTAAGCTGTAATTAAGGAAGCCAGCCACATTCCAAAGCCATTGTGAAAACAAACTTCCTCGAAAGTTCCATCTATAAATAGGAGTGTGCCAAACATTACTCCCCAAGATATAAGAGGTATAACTATAAGCAAAGGTATCCATTTCATTTCCTATTCCTATGAGGGATATTTAACATTTATAAATGCATCTGTTATTTTTTCACTACGATCTTCTTCTAAACCTTTTAGATCTGAATCTTTCATGTTAACTATGTTAGCATCATTAACATCTATGTGATAGAACTTCTCATTGGTTGCATATTTATTATTTACACGGTCAACCTTTGCATCTCTAACAACTTGCCCATCAATGAACCATGCCTGTTTACAATCACTACGAAACACAACAAAAGTTAACATACCTAATGAACCATCACGAATCCATTTATTTATAATCTTTGATTTTCTATAGGGAATACGTACCTCATCCCATTCATTAGGCCAATCCTTAACCCAACTATATTTAATTTCTGTTTCAAAGAAAGCTGGCGTGGCTCCTATAGTACAGGTAATGTCAACGCCATAAGTCTCTTCTGGATTTATAAATTCATAACCGTTTCTTTCCAACCATGCAACCATAATTCCGTTTGATAGAGGATTTGCCTTGTCATAGAGTTTCTTATCAAATTTCTTAGTTGATCTCATTCGTCTTCTCCTTGGTTAAATGGATTATCAATTTCTGTCATCCTCCCAGTTGTCTTATCATAGAAAAGATGTGTACTGATCCCTGTATCCCCGGTATATCTGTTCTTCAAGATACGTATGGTGGTGGTGTTGGACAATGTTTCATTATCATTCTGTTGATTTCTCTCCAGAGCTATCACACCATCACTGAGATGCCCAATACTTGCACTCCCTCTCAAATGACTTAAAGATATTTCTCTTCCATCTTCAAAGCCTCTATCTCCCCCCGGTCTACGTAAGTGGGAGACTAACAACAAACCTATACCTGTTTGTTCCACCAGAGATCGTAGCTTGGTCATGAGAATATCTATACTTTTCCTTTCATCAGTACCAAACCCTTCCTTCTCATTCTCCTGACCGGAGACAAGGATTGATAAATGATCTACGAAAATCCACTTACAGTCCAGACCTTGAGCCATGAACCGTATCCTTGATAGTATCTCATCATTGGAGATACTGCCAAAGTGATCAAAGGCAAAGACTCTCCCAGTACCTACAGTAGCTTCCTGCCACTTCTTTAACTGGGCCTCTTCCACTCCTTCCCTGACTTCCTTGATGTACAATCTGGAGGAAGCCTCAACACTCATTAGGTTCCATATTTGGTTCTTGATATTTTCCTCCAAGGCTAGGATACCTATGTTATCCTCCGTATTTTTAAGAATATGGTGTTGAAGTTCTCTCATGATACTGGACTTACCCATCCCAGCACCACTACAGAATGTAATCAACTCTCCTGTTCTCATTCCGTAAGTTTTTTCATTCATCTTAGGCCAAGGATAAAGACATGTCTCGCAATAATCTTCCTCATAAAGACTATCACCTATATCTTTTAGATTGATAATACCAGCAGGGGTGTATGCCTTGGCATTCCAAAAAACACTGGTGAAGGCATCCCTCTTACCCATCTTCAGGTATTCATTAGCATCCTTATGTTCCAGACGAACGATCTTGCACTTGTTGGGGGCAAAGAGTTGAGCTACTTCTTCACTGGCTTTTCTCCCCTCCTTGTCCATGTCAAAACATAGGATCACATTATCAAATGAATCCAGATAGGTGAAAGCTTTCTTGCAATCCCTGAGTGCTGATCCAGCCCCTGTCTTGATAGACACACTGGGCCACTTGGAACCCATCATCTCATAGACACTCATGGCATCAATTTCCCCTTCTGAAACAGTAACATATTTCTTATTATGTTTATTGGGGGAAAATATATTCTGACCAAACATAACAGCTTCTGTTATATCTCCCTCCACCCAGAAGTTTTTGTCTTGAGTCTTCCGTACTTTCTGTCCTATCTTATCTCCTCGTTCATTATAGTATTCATACAGGTGATGGGTTATGATGTTCCCCTGTTTAATAATTTTAGTATTATATTTCTTAGCAGTCTCCAGAGAAATCTTACGATCACTCAGTTCTCCCCATGTTCCTTTCATACTCATAGGCTTTGGTTCCTGTCTTGGTAATTCCAGAATTTTTCCCTGATAAAATTGAAGATCTTTTCTAACCTCCTCACCGAATCTTGTCTCACAAGCAAAACAAAATGAATATCCCAGCTTGTGTTGTACATGACCATATTCTGTATCACAATCAGGGTTGGGGCAAGGCCCTCTATCTAACCATTGACTTTGTGGCATCAGTTATACTCCCGGTCCCGGCCAAGTGCCATCTTGAATTTCTTTCATACGTTCAGTGGTGCTGTTGGTTTTAATTGGCACTAAACATTTCCATGATATGGGAAATAAGTTATTCATGTAGAAAGCTACACTCTCTGCTATAAATTTAGTTTCAGATTGAA